CTCGCCGCGCTAAAAGCGGGTCGCCGCCTTACCCCGATTGACGCGCTGCGATTCGCCAAATCCTCATAATCTCGGCTTCAATATACGGACGGATACTAGGCGGGACGCGCAGCAATGCCGACCGCCTTTTTTCTTTTGTCGGCAGTGCCAAAATTTCATTTGCGCCTTGATGAATTGGCAATCGCGCCCAGCTTTGCACGTATTCTGGCGCGTCCTTCATATCGACTTTTCCCGACAGCACGCGGTGCAGCCACACAGACGGGCGCACGGCCTCATTCCAGACTGTCAATCCACACCCCCAGCGCATCCCACGCGGCATCGCAGCCAAGCGCCACACAGGCGAACGCACCGCTATCGGCGGCAGTCGCAAGATAGGGCAACTGCCCCGGCTGAAACGCTGACTTCGTATGGTCGCGGCGCTTCAACTCACAACAAAACGTCACCCGCGCCGGAATGATAATGTCAGGCGAACCAGCCGTCATGCCTTCCGCCTTGTGTAGCTGGATCTGCTCACGGTATCGCTTGCCCTCATTGCGCACATGAATAGCAATCGCGCCCCATGTGTCTGGATACTCACGCCGCACGCGGTTAAAAAACGTCACTTGCTCCAGCGTCTCGACAGGGCACTTGCCGCGATACGCAGTATCACCAAACAGGCGCACGTTGTCGGGGATGTCACTCAGATTCATCTTTGTCCGCCTCTTTGTTGTATGCAAACACGTTATAAAACTTGCTCTGCGCGTCTTTCTTGTAGGTCACTGTTCGCGGGGTGCCATCCTCGGTCGCCTGCTGAAACGTGGCCCAATCGGCTTGCTGGCGCGGATACGGGCTATTAGGTGTAAGCCACACCGAAAAAGACCGCCAAGGCGTCACGAAGTCGGCACGCACGGTACGGTTGCCGCGCTGTGATATGCCTTCACGCACGTCCAGCGAAACGATTTCATCGGTCTGTTTTTCTGTCGGCGTGCGCTTTATCCTCGCAAATTCTTCACGCAGCTTCGTATTTGGGTCAACAATCTCTCCCTTGCATTCGACGCAATACCGCGCGGCAATATCGTTCGGCGCTTCGCAGTGCGGGCACTCCTTGAACGTCCAGCGGTAGCCACACCTATCATACTGACCGCGCGCGCCTGTGCGAACCATTCCGCAGCACCGCCGACCGTGGTGGACTGGTAGGGGCTTCATTATTGGTTCACCACATTCATCTCTGGCGACCTCTATCATAACTTGAAACCCGTCCAGATCGAGAATGTACCCTGCACTATCAACCACAACCTTCAATGAACCATCAGGGCCGACATACTTACTATCAACGGCAAAGATGTTTTCGTATTCGCACTCCTCGCAAATAAATTCTGATCCTTTACCTGCGTCTTTTCCCGTCACCTTAATCACCGGCGCGAACAAGTCACCATCTGGGCAGTGGTCCTCAATGTTGGTCGTGTAGTCCAGAATCAGGCAGTCTGTTTTGTCATTGTCCAGACGCAGCCCTCGCCCGATGATCTGCTGAAGCAACCCGACCGATTCAGTTTTGCGCAGAATAGCAATGCAATCAACGTGAGGCGCATCAAATCCCGTTGTCAAAACAGACACGTTCACCAGATACTTCAGGTCACGCGCCAAGAAACGGGCAAGGATTGACCGCCGTTCACCCGATGGCGTGTTCGCCGTTACGATAGCCGACATATGCGGGGGCAGGGACGCCATAATCTCTTGCGCATGCTGGAAGGTGGCAGCAAAGAACATCACCCCCTTCCTGCCCCGCGTTTGTGCCACCACGTCAGCAACGATTGCAGACGTTAGCCGCCCGTGGCCGTGGTAAGCCTGATCGACGGCGGTGGCGTCAAAATTGCCAGCCTTGTTTTCGACCAGACCAGACGTATCGTATTTCCCCGCGCCTGAGGTGCCGACCAGCGGCGGCGTCAGGTATCCTTGCTCGATCAATTCAGGCGCTTGAATGGCAGAAACGCATTTCATAAAATACGGGTCTTTCGCCGTGTCGGGCGTGTTCACTTTGCCATCGGGGTGCATCTGAAAAATGTATCCTGATCCCAAGCGATACGGCGTTGCGGTCAGCCCGCAAACGCGCAGGTTTGGGTTGCCTTCCCGCATGGCGTCGATAATCCCCCGAATGGTTGGCGTTATGCCGTGCGCTTCGTCCAGCACAACCATGGCGTAATCTTGCTGGAATCTTGATATGCGGTTTTTGACAGTGAGCGGCGATCCGAACACAACGGGGTGGCGCAACTCCTTTGCCCCTGCGCTGGCGGAAAACATGCTTGCCTGATGGCCGCTTGCCAAATACTTCGCGCGGTTCTGCATGACAAGCTCCGCGCTGGGCGCAAGGCACAAAACCCGCTTGCCCGTGTGCAAGTGGATCTTGCGCGCTATCTCTGCGATGATGTGCGACTTACCGGCGCCCGTTGCCGCCTCAATTAAAAACGGATCAACGCTGGCCGTGGTCCATTCCCATGCGGCATCGACAGCGGCCTGCTGGTATGGGCGGAGGGTCATGTAAACTTCCACCCCTCACTGTCTTTGCCCCGATACGGTTCAACGTCAAAATCAGGCGCGGCAGCGGCCAGAGCTTTTGCATATGCAACAGACCCTTTCCGTTTCACCAACGTCAACTTGCGGCCTGCTATTTCAGCATCACCACCGCCACCAATGCGCACCATTTCGGCAAGCACCTCGTCACGGCGCTCTTTTGCGGCATCCATCGCGTCCGACAACTCGTCATATTCTTTGACCAGGCGCACCGCTTCCGGTGTATCTACCACAAGGCGGCGGGGCTTGTCGTGTTCTGCGGGATCTGCTGATCTGGCGGCAACCCATGCGGCGTGCAAGACAGGCAGGTTTTCCGCAATCCATTCTGCGTTGAACTCCACAATCTCCATCTTTGTGCCGTGCGGCGACCACTGGAAAAAATGGCACCATTCGCGCCCGGTGCAAAATAGCTGCACCTGAATTTGAGCGTAGTAGTGAGGATGATCGTCAATGCCCTTAAATTCAGGGGGGTTTTTCTTGCGCTGTCCAAACGGGCATTTAATCTCTAGCAAGCCGTCATGCTCAATCAGCCCGTCAGGTGACGCTCCCAGCCACTCCTTATGCGGGGCAAACGCCAGCGGCTCCACCACATTCCCCGTTTCCATCTGGTACTCGACCAGCGCGCCATCCTCATGGAATGTGCCGTGCTCAGTCGCCACGTTGCCTTGAAACTCCGTATCCATCCCGTGCATAGACCGCACCAGAGCGCGCATGGCGTCCTGTGGCTTCATGTAGGGTGACAGGCCAAGAAACGCCCCCGCTTGTGATGCAGTAATGCGGCCAGCCCGCGCCGCGTGCCATTGTTCAGTGCGTTGTTCCATGTCATTCTCCAATTTCTGCTAAAAAGACCCGCGCCGCGCCTCTGAATACTCAGGGTAATCGGCTCCACACCTTCGCGGCGCGGGTCGCCCCCGTTTATTTAGAACGGGATTTCATCATCCAGATCAGCACGGCCACCGCCGCCAGTCTGGGCTTGCGGTTTCGGCTTTGACGCCTCGCCAACATGCAATGGTTTATCAGAAGGTGAGACGGCGCTGATCCAGTTACCTTCCATCATCTCGCCAGTGTTGCCTTTCATGCTCCAGACCATGCACTTAATGACCATTGGCTTGTTCATGAGGTGCATCGCCAGCGTGTCATCAGTTGGGGCATCTCCTGACCGCGTGAGCGACCCGCCCGCGTTGGCATCAATGGCAGCAAGCATCCGGCGGGCCTTGTCGCGCTTGACCTTTGCCTTTTCGTCATCCTTGGCGTTCGGGTCAAAGTCCGTCACCCACAGTTTATGAAAGACCTTGCGGTTTTTGAATTGCTCCGGTGCCATAACAGACCAGCGTGCGCTGATGTATTCGCGCGGGTCGGATTCATTGCCGTTCGTGGTCCACTTGATTTCATCAATGATTGCCAAGACATCCGAGTTGTTCGGGATTGGCTCCATATTGCCGCCCGGTACTTCGTATTCCTTCGGCGTGTCGGCTGCGTTTGCGCCGTCTGATAAATCCCAGAAACTCATTGTGTGTCGTCCTTCTTCTTAGGTGCGTTATGGCCTGCAAGGGCCGGAATAAAGTCGGCAAGAGGGTTTTCGCCCAAAACAACCTTTAAAGGCTGGGTTATTCCGTAGGCGTTTTTCGATACATTGTTCGCAGTAAGGTGGCAAACAAGTTCGCGCGCGTCAGTGCTGACAGCTTTTTTGCGGTCGCCATCGTCACCCTTGATGAACATCTGCTGCTTGAGGAACCCTACAGCATCAACATCGTCAAGATATGGCGGAAGGGACTTTTGGTGCGTAATACGCAATGAATACCTTGAGTAATCATCTCCATCCGGCGGAGAAACATTCCCAACCTCTGCATGAGCAATGAACACCGTGTTCATACCTCTTTTTTTGCGCAGATGTTCAGCCCCTTTCCGCACCCTCTGGTGCATTGCAGCCAAAGCGTTGAACCCTGCGCCATAACCTCCAAGGGCGGCGTTTAGGGATTTTGACTTACCGTCACCTTCCATGATGCTTTGAACAAATATGCGATCAAGAGCCGAAACAGTATCAATTACCATTGTTTGGTAATCATGATCTTCATTCAGAAGCGCAATAATTTGCGACCAAAGTTGGTCGGCACTTTCGATCAATGGAAGTGCAGCGGGCCGAAACCCGCTGGGAACTCTTGCTACCCCGTCCTCTGCGCGGATAAAAATAGGCCTTGGGAATGTTGCCGCCATAGACGACTTTCCAGTACCAGCGTCACCGCAAATTGTAATAATTTGAGGGCCTGATTCTGGGATTGAGGCTTGCGCCAAAATACTCATGATTATTCCTTTGATCGGCACATTGGCCTTGCGCGGCCAGTACGCGCTCCAAACCTGACCAGTTGACAATGACATGTAGGAAATCTACAGTCAACAAATAATATAAACAAAGGGCGGTGATATATGAACATAGACAAGATGAAGCGCATGCTTGCAGACAGGCGGCTAGATGTTGTGTCTGAAGCGACAGGCGTACACGTAAACACTATTGCGCGCATTCGTGACGGCGTGACCGAAAACCCGTCTCACAAGTCATTTTCCGCGTTGCAGTTGTATCTGGAGGCACAATCCGATGGATAAAATTACAAGAAATGACGCCATGAAGTCCGGCCTAACATACTACTTCACAGACAAGCCGTGCCCTCACGGCCATGTGTGCAAGCGGTTCGTCAGCACATACGGGTGCGCGGAGTGCACCGATGCTCACAAGAAAACATATCGAAAAGACCCTGAATTTAGGGGCCGTGAGATGGCTTACAAGGCGGCATATCGCGAAGAAAATAGAGATGCAGTTAACGCATATGCGCGCTGGTATTGGAAAAACTACCCCAACGCCAAAGATGTAAGTGATAGGACTAGGGCTAAAAACGCAGATAGTATACGCGATTACAACGCCACATATCATGCTGAAAACTCTGATCGTATGAACGCAAAATCTAGGCTTTATGCTAAAAATAACCCTGCATATTTCAGGGCTAAAAACGCAGAGCGGAGGGCGCGTTTGAAATCAGGTGGTTCACACACGGCGCAAGATGTTTTGGGAATTATGAAGATGCAAAAATATTTATGCGCATACTGCAAATCTAATATATCCAAAAAATACCACGTCGATCACATAAATCCCTTAAAGCTCGGAGGTGATAACTCTAGAAAAAACTTGCAGTGCCTGTGCCCCAACTGCAACCACAGAAAGAGCGCGAAAGACCCTATCGTATGGGCGCAAGAGATTGGGCTTTTGTTATGACTGATCCAGAGCGCGCCGCAATATCATGGCAGATGTTTCAAGGGTTATGCGACATATACCGCCATGATGCTGAATTGTGCATAGGCACGTTGTCGGCGTTTCTGGAGCAGCACAGCGCAGGCGTTCCTGACGTGCCGTTGTTCCAAGAGCAAGTCAGGCAGGACGCCTTGTTTTGGGCGTCAATCGCATCACCGCATGAGCTGGAAGCCTATGCAGTGGCATCAATGGATGCGCTGGTCGGCAGCGCAATTTCCAGTAAGCAAATCAAACGCCTCGCAGCAGCGGCGTTTCGGCGGCTGTCGCCATCCGACAAGGCATCGTTCAAAGAATGGGTCAACACACAATGAGCTCAGAAAACACATTCAAGCTGGCAGACTATGCCACGGGCAAAAGCTATGACGAGGCGCAGGACGAAAAGCAGGCGGAGCGCGCCGCCACTATAGCCAAAACGCCGCCCAGCGCATTTGCAGATTTTGACGAGGAATTTTTCCCGCAAAAGTTTGCGCCGGAACCTGAACGCCTGAAAGATGATGGGTTTGCCCTTCCGATCGACGTGGCAGGTGTTGACCTCACGCGCCCGCCGGGGTTTGTCGGCAGCGTGGCAGACTGGATTGACGGGCAGTGCCGATATCCTCGACGCAGGCTGGCAGTGGCGAGCGCAATCACCGCCATAGGCAACATCGGTGGAATGTCCCACTATGACACCCACGATGGTGTGACGGCGAACATGCTTTCGTTTTGTGTTGCAGCGTCCAGCACGGGAAAGGAGGCCGTGATGCAGGCGTTTACTGATTTGCACATCGCGGCGGGCATTCAGGGCGCTATACAGGGCGGGATTAAGTCCGAGCAAGAGATTGTGCGCAACCTGATCGAGAATCAAGCATCGTTCTACAACATAGACGAAATTGGGATATTCTTATCCAAGGTCAGAAACGCACAGAAGCGCGGCGGCGCGTCCTATCTTGAGGGCGTGTTTGGCACGATTATGAACGCCTATTCAAAGGCAAACAGCCGTTTCCTGTTGAGCGGTGACATCAAGCGGGATCTGCGCAAGGCATACGCGGGCCAGCACGCGCGGTCAAAAGACAACGGCGATGATGATGGTGCTGACCACGCGGCACGGATGCTTGGCATGGTTGATAGCGGGCTGGAGCGGCCTTTCTTGTCGATCATGGGGTTTACCACGCCATCGACGTTTGAAGGGGTGATGGACGGCGAAAACGCCACGCAAGGCTTTGTCGGTCGCGCCATTATTGTGTCAGAGCGTGAAATCAATCCGCGCCCGCGCAAGGGGTTTCAAAAGATCGAGATGCCCATAATGATGGGCGGCAAGCTGGGTGTTATTTACGGCAGTGCAGACGACGGCGGGCGCGTAGAGCACCAAGGCGCGCGGCGGGATGTGACGACCACGCCAGAGGCATCGGACGCGCTCGGCGCTATCATTGATTGGCTGATCGACTATGCCGAGCATATGGGCGAAAAAACGGGAGAGGCGTCCGTTGCGATGATCCGGCGCGCTTATGAGTTGATCGCCAAGGTCAGCTTTATTCTGGCGATACCGGACGGCACCAGAACGCTTGACCACGTGCGCTGGGCATTTGCTTTTGTTAAGGATGAAATGGATTTTAAGGTGCAGTTGGTTTTTGCTAATGACAACGCGAAGTCACGCCCCGGCGATGCTGTGTCCGCGAGACTGCTGAACTACATTGACGAGGACACTGGAATGACAACGGCCATGCTTTCCAACAAAATGCGCCTGCCAGTTTCAGATATAGAGGCGACGTGCAAGGCCATGACCGACGCAGGCCAGATCCGACTTGGCGAGGGCCGCAAATATCGTGGAAGACCCGTGATGAAGTGGTTTAGGGTGGGGTAAAATTGGCCCGACATAAACGTTTCGTCGGGACAATTTTTAGAACATATTTTCAAAGTCTCGGGCAGGTATGCCGACGCGATAGATTGAAACGCTTTCGATGCTATTGTTCGGGTCGGCCCATTTCTTCATATCTGGAACTTTATCAATCGGCATCGCCACGGTGTAGTTATCGCCTTCACGAGACACCAGCGCGCAGCACTCTTCTTTTGGGTTTTGCTCCATAAAGTCGATCAACATTCTGGCCCGTTTTGAAGCGTTCTTTTTAGTCATACCTTCACCAGATAATTTTAAGAAAAAGTGGGCAAAGATAAACTCTTTTTCGCCCCATTTTCTTGCTTTTCCTTTTGCCGAATCCATGAATAGTCCGACGAAAAACCCGGATGCAATGTCCGTACTCAAGATGGCTTTACTGACCTCGAAGTGGCGGATCATTGCGTTTGTGCTGATTGATTTTGGCATTTTTGGATCCTATTTCCTGCAATGTGTAGTAGTTACCTCATCACTTTTAATCGGTCAAGTAGTAATGAGGGTATTGCTTATTATGGCCTGAATTTAGGTAATTTAGGGTCATTCCCGGTGTTACGCAATTTCTGTATTAGATGGTAAAAGATGCAAGCTATTGATTTTGTTGTGTTTTCGCCCCATCTATAACATACGATCTTACACCCTAGATTAACAATAGTGGTAGAGTAGTCAGAACACTACTACTAATAAAAAAAGACTATAGAGAGGTATAACAAGTATATCTATTATAATTTATCTAGTCTTTTCAAGTCTCTAAATCATACACATATCATACGCATCTATCACATTTGCTCACGATACAAAATTTGCAACTTTGCAGCCAAATTTGCAGCTTTGCAGTTTTACCGACAGCCATCCATGCTACACATCAACAGCGCGGCTAGGTTATGCAGACCAAACATCGGACCCTCCCCCGACCGCCGCGCGCATTTCAGGGAGCAGTGACGAGGAGATCACACAATGCAGATCCAAGAAGGTAAATTCTACAAGACACGCGACGGCCAGACCCCCACAATCTGGGAAGACATGACGCGGGAGGAAAAGGGCGCGCTGTTGCTGGCGGCATTTGAGGGGAAACGAATTGAATGCATTAGATTGGATCACCACACGTCTTGGTATGAAACATTA